TTATGAAGAAGCTAATTTTATTAAAGAAACATTCATTACACAGTATAATGTGAGAGAACTAACGCTAATACCGCAGAAGCAGATAGAAGAAATTACAACAGACTTAGATATTTCTACTTTTGAAAGCGTAGATGAAATAGTATCTAAAGAAATTGCTGCACTTGACACAGAAAACTTCAACAAAAAAATGTTGTTAGACATCTATAATGGAATAGAACACTAAACATGATACGAATTAAAGACCTAACCGTAAAAAACTTTATGAGTGTGGGTAACCAGACTCAAGCTGTTGACTTTGACAAGGAACAACTAACTCTTGTGCTAGGTGAAAACTTAGATCAAGGTGGTGACGACAGTGGATCACGTAATGGTACTGGTAAAACTACTATTATTAACGCACTAAGTTATGCATTGTACGGAAAAGCCCTTACAAATATCAGAGCTAACAACTTAATTAATAAGACTAATTCAAAAGGCATGTTAGTTACACTGCAATTTGAGAAAAATAATAACGAGTACCGCATTGAACGTGGGCGCGGTCCTAATTTCTTTAAATTTTACGTTAACAATCAAGAATCATTAATAGACGAGTCGCAAGGCGATAGTAGACAGACACAAGACGATGTAAACACACTGTTAGGTATGAGTCATGACATGTTTAAGCACATTGTTGCACTAAACACTTATACAGAACCGTTTTTGAGTATGCGTACTAATGATCAACGTGCTATTATTGAGCAATTGTTGGGGATTACTATACTTTCAGAGAAGGCAGATACTCTTAAAGACCAAGTTAGACAAACTAAGGAAGCAATTACTTCGGAAACACTGAAGATTGAAGCAATACAAACTGCAAATAGTAAAATTGAAACTACTATTAGTAGTTTGCAAAGTAATCAGAAAGCATGGTTATCTAAACGTACTGCCGACACTATGCGATTACAAGAAGCAATCAGCGAATTAGAACACTTAGACATTGAAACCGAACTTGAAGCTCATGAAAAATTACAAAATTGGAATGAACATAATAATGCTATTTTGGCTCTTAGAAAAGAATTAAGCACGTTAGAACCTGCACTAGTACGTGCTGACAAGTCTGTAGATAAAGTTAATAAAGACATCTTAGAAATAGAAGATGCAACATGTTATACATGCGGACAAGAGCTTCATGCAGATAAAAAAGAAGAAATTAGTTTACGTAAAAGTAAAGAATTAGAAGATGCACTAGCATATCAAACAGAAATTACTGTAAAAGTAAAAGACGTTACAGTAACACTTCAAGAGATTGGTGACATTAACGGAAAACCTACAACATACTATGAAACTGCTAAAGAAGCATACGAACATAGACAAAATGTAGACAGTTTAAAGCAAGCATGGGAGTCAAAAAAGGACGAGGAAGATCCTTACCAAGCACAAATTAACGAACTGAATAACAGTGCTATACAAGAAATTGATTGGAACGTTGTAAATGAGCTAACAGACTTTAAAGAACATCAAGAGTTCTTGTTAAAGTTATTAACAAACAAAGATAGCTTTATCCGTAAAAAGATTATTGACCAAAACTTAGCATACTTGAACAACAGACTTACATATTATCTTGACAAACTAGGTTTACCTCATCAAGTGTTGTTCCAAAACGATTTGAATGTTGAGATTACTCAACTAGGACAAGACTTAGACTTTGATAACTTGAGTAGAGGCGAACGTAATAGATTAATCTTAGGATTAAGTTTTGCATTCCGCGATGTATGGGAAAGTTTGTATCAAGGTGTAAACTTATTGTTTATTGACGAACTTATCGACAGTGGTATGGACACTGCTGGAGTTGAAAACTCTTTAGGAGTTCTTAAAAAGATGGCACGTGAGCGTGAAAAGAACATTTATCTTATCTCGCACAAGGATGAACTTATTGGTCGTGTTAATCACGTACTAAGAGTTGTAAAAGAAAACGGATTTACAAGTTATGCAAATGATTTAGATGTCGTGGAATAATAATGAACGATGAAGATGATATTCATGATCAATTGGTGCAAGCATATCTTAAATATTTTGAAGCAAGCGAACGCTTTGAAAGACAAAACAGTGTGCGCACTCATCGTGAAGTGCGTAAATGTTTAAGAGATATTCGAACTTTTGCAAAAGATCGTTCAGACGAAGTTCATCATTTGCATATGAGTACAAGGAAAACCAAAACAGGCGAAGAATAACTAAGGCAACGGTAAGTAATAGATGCAATGGACTTACCAAGGACAAACAATTGACCAAATACCAGATGAGTACGAAGGTTTTGTTTATCTTATTACTAATACCATTACAAATCAAAAATACGTAGGCAAGAAACTAGCAAAATTTAAAACTACCAAGCCACCACTCAAAGGCAAGAAAAACAAACGGCGCGGCACTAAAGAAAGCGATTGGAAGACTTACTGGGGTTCCAGTGATAGACTAAACGCAGATGTAGCCGCACTAGGCGAAAATAAGTTTACAAGAGAAATATTATACCTATGTAAAGGTAGGGGCGAAATGTCCTACATAGAGGCAAGAGAACAGTTTGACAGGCGTGTACTTGAAACTGATGATTACTATAACGGTATCATCAATGTTAGAGTAGGCGGGTCAGACAAACTCAAACAGGCATTGCTAGAACATCACATACAGGCAAAACATTCCAACACCTAAGGTTGGCGGGCCAGATTAGAAATACCGCTGTGGAAAAAGCTCTCGTATAGAAGCACACGTAACATATTGATTGACACACCAGAGTGTGGAAGCCATCAAACAAATTGGGCTCACTAGTTGATATAGATAGCATGTTGGCTGTCGAAAAACACAAACACAGTACATAAAAACTCTTTAGCAATAGGAACGAAGCGAGAGGTAATGTATTATAAACTGCACATTAACTCAGTTAATGTACGTTTTATGTTACATATGTCGACGTAGGTTGGGAAAGGTCAGAGCCCATTGTACTTTGTGTATAAACAATTACCTACTTCCAATGTCTCGGCTGGTGCAGACTCACATGAAGCGCATTTTGAGATTAGATGGGACCGTAACAGGTTCCGTCTGACTGAAACAATCTACATGAAACTTAAACATTATTACATTCGTAATAATGCATTTGTATCTTATTAATTACTTCTATCTACAAACGAAGTGTATAGTTTGAGCGTTAGCGAAAACTTTTAGTTACGAAGTAACTAAACAAGGCATAAATAATGTTATGCGTATATTAGAAGTAACACAACAAGTAAATGAGTTTAATATTTTTAGCAAACAAGGTCGAGCTGAACGTAAAGCTGAGAAAAAAGGCAAAGCTGATATGACTGCATCTGTTGATAATTTAGCAAAGGAATTTGCTACATATCAAGGATCACAAGGCAAAACTATTAAGAAAGCACAAACTCAGGATGTAATTGGATTCTTGGGTACAAAAAATGTTGACACTTCTGATATTGATCCAAATACACCAATGGATCCAAAAAGATTGAAGAAAATCTTTACAGTTAAGGTACAGAAAAAAATGCGTGGTGACAGTGTTACACCACCGCAAGCAAAGCCTGCTTCTGCTCCTGCAGCAACACCTGCAAAAAAGACGAGCAGTTACGTTGCAACAAAGGATGCAGCTTTAGGATTAAGTTCTAAAGAAAAGCGTAGATTAATTGCACAGTTAGAAAAAAGTATTAAGTCTAGAAGTTAAAAGAAAGGCAATCCGCTTTTCTTTGTTGTTTCCATATTCTCTTTAACAATATCGCTAATAAGCATTTTATCTTCATAAGATAAATTGTATGCTTCTTCGAGAGTCACGCCGCCTCTCATGTACCAACAAATTTTTAATAATTCACTTTTTAATTGCTTTTGTTGCTTTTCGAATTTTTCAGTTTCTTCTAGGATCTCACCTACGGTTAACGGTAAGATCCTTATGCGAAAAAATTTGATTGATCAAATACTATAGGTAAGGTCCACTCAGTAGGAGCACCTTCATCTATTTCTTCATCGGTACTATGTATTTCCAAAGGCTTAATGCTAAATTTTTCTTTTTCGTTAGTTAAATGATCTGACATTTCTTTATAAAAACCTTTATCAACATTTTCTATAAATTCTCTTATGTGATCAGTATTTGTGACAACACTATCCTCTACTTCAATTTTAACAACACTTTTTGTAATTGTAAATACTGTAAGTTCTGTAAGTTTTCTAAAACTTTGATTAAACTTTTTCATTTTTTCTACGTCTGACATAGTATCATCATTAACA